ACACGATCACAGAGTTAGCAAGGACTGTTGCAGGTGGAAAGGCAAAGGTCTGCCACTTGGCGTTATCTACCAAAGCAGTTGCCAGTGTGGTGCGTAATGTGGTTATGGCTACAGGTGGCATCATCCCACCATTGAGTTAGGGCTTAGCGCGTGTGCGATCAATCCTCGCACCTTAGCGAGAAGCTGTGCGCTCATTCGATAAGGGCTTGGCTGGAAATCGACAGCGTTAGAACCTGAAAGGGTAGCGGTTCGCGCTTGCCAGATTTCAACAGATACCATAAGAGCTGCTTGCTGGACTGCTGCATCTAAAGACCAATCCACATAGGTATCTGCTGCTACTGTGCCAAAAGGCTGAATAGGGTGGAATGGTGCAGGTGCATTGTTATTGCCGGTAATTGCGTAAGTAATAGAATGATTATTAACGGATGTAATGGTCTTAGATCCATTGTGCTTTGATCCGCTTCCTGTAATTACTACAGTCTGACCTACATAAAAAATGTTTTCTACTGCTTCATTAAAATAGGATGTGCCTGTAGAAGCTGTGTTGCTGTGTCCAATTGTGTAATAGTTATTTGCCCATAGCATTGGAAGAAGGACTGCATCTGTGGCATCGCATACTTCCTGCAAGGTGGCATCTGGGTACAGCGTACCGACTCCGAGTGTTGAACGGAGCTCTGCGACTGTAGTTAATGCCATTCCTTTTCCTTTCTAAAGACTCTGAGGGGTAGAGGGCTACTACCCCTCAGAGCGTACTTAGTGGGCTAGCTTATGCTGCGTTGTTGAACTTGAACGCGCCTGCTGCTGCCTTTGTGGCGACTGCGCCATAGCCGTAGTATCCGACTTCAACCTGACCTGTACCGACCTTGTCAGCGCGTAGCTGTAGGCGTGGTGACTCGTACCATGTGTATGAGTCGCGATTTACTACGATGATTGATCCGTCTGCTACACCTGTTAGTGAGTAATCGACATAAAGATCCAAGCCTAGTAGAGATCCGCGTAGGCTCTGTGAAACTGATCCTGCTGCGTTTTGTGGCTGTGATGCGATGAATAGAGGGCGGTTTTGTCCGTCTACCATTCCCATGATGTTTGACCACTGTGTAGGTGAAACGATTACGCTTTGTGCAAAGCGAAGTGTGTTTGTGTAGATTGAGTCAGAAGCGCGAGCGATGAAGCCAGCCATTTCAGCACCATCCCAAGGAAGTGTGATTGCTGTGCCGTCTGCTGAAGCACCTGTCTGGATTGCTGTACGAACAGCAACATTTGTTGCCTTAGCGTACGCATCAGCCATGAGGCTCTGCAATTCCGCGAAGAATGCGGGCGAAGTTCTGTCGAGAACCTCAACATCGAATAGCTGCATTCCGGCATACTTCTTAACATCCACATCCAAATACTCGATTTCTACCTGAGTATCTGAGAATGCTGCCTTCTCTGCTGTTTCTGCAACAGTAGGAACTGCCTTAACGCGTGGGATCTGGAACTTAAATCCTGCATCTGGAAGTGTACCTGCTGAGATCGCATCGATTGATGGACGACCTGAAGTAGACTTGTTATTGATGATCTCTGTCAATTGACGAGTAGGAACAAGACCTGCTACATCTGTAGTGTCTGTGTCTGAAGCAGCCTTTAGGTATTGACGAGCATCTTCGTCTCCGAATGATGCGCGGATTGCGTTCTCTAGGAATACTTCTGGTGCTGTATTGATGCGTGGTGTTGCGTAGTATGCAGCAGTAACTGTTGGGCGAGCAGCTTCAACCGCTGCTGCTTCTACTGGTGCTGCAACTGTCTCTGGAGTGTTATCCACAGCTGTCTCGCTTTCTGTTTCTGTTTCGATTTCGGTTTCTACGATAGTCGTATTGATTGTCGTAGTCTTTTCTTTAGTGCTTGTTGCGGCTTCCATTTCTGCTGCCGCGATCTCTAACACCTGAGCAGACTTAAATGCTGGCTCTGTTACTAGAGAAACTTCTTTTAATGTTGCTGCCGTTACGACTGTGTAACCATCGCGTGATGGCTTTGATGCTTTGATTTCTGCACCAATTGACAGACCTGAAACCAATCCTTCACTTGCCATGATCAAGGCATCTGAACCTGATTGTGAACGACTTAGCTTGAAGGTTGCGTAGATGCCATCTTGACGAACTTCTGAAGCGATCATGCGACCGACTGGCTTCTTCATGTCATGCTGTGAAAGTAACTTAATCTTTGATGGATCTGTGATCTCAATTGATCCAGCCTCAAAGACATAAGCACCAAGATTGGTGTTTCCTACTTCGCCTGTTCCCATTGGTACGATCTTGCCAGAGATTTCTCTGCGATCTTCACTGCACTCAATTGATGAGGCTTCGATGTATAGGGTTTCCATTAGCTGTCCATTTCATTTCCGTTAGGAGATAGATCTTCCATTTCCATGGCTTGCTGTGTAGTGATGAGACCTAGTGCGAGCATCTTTTCAATTACTAGCAATCGATCCATTGGATTAGTACGCAAGAATGTGTCATCTACTGCAAACTTGACATAGTGACCAGCAGTAGAGATGTCGTCCATTGAAAGACGAGCTTCAATAGCAGCGATGAATGGCTGGATCATCCAGATGAACTGTCTACGCTCATCTTGCACATTAGCGTATGTCATCGTGGTGTTTTGATCAGCTGAAAGGTAGTAAGGCGGTACTCCGCAAAGTCTTGCTATTTCGGTGGCGGTGTTTTGTATCGCTTCTGCGTACGCCATTTCTTTAGGTGAGAAAGATGTTGGCTGATACTCAAGGGTAGATGTTAAGTATGCTGTTGAACGATTAAGGCGAGCATTCTTCCATGCTGCAAGTAATCCACTAACTTCTTTTGGATCTAAGTCAGCCCCGTTATTCCGGATGTAGCCAGTGGGCATCGGTGTTTGGGCAGCAATTGCAGCAGCTCTGTGAATGTCAATTGCGCTCTGAATAGTACGAGCAGAAGTATTAAGGATGCCTTCATCCTTTTGGAATGTGATTAGTGATCCGATACCTGACATAGGTACTGGAACACCATCGACATAATACTGAGTAATAATTGTTGAAGGGAAATCTGTGTCAAATGTTACGCGAGTATTAGCAATCCACTCTGCGCGAGCCATGCGACCATCTTCAGCATAAACTTCTTTGATCTGCCAATAAGCTGTGCCGTACATAAGCAGGCTATCGACAGTCCACAAGATAGTTACAAAGCGTGGCTGATTAAGTGATGGCTGTTCAACCCATCGTGGTGGAGCAATCTTTTCTCCAGTAGACTTCTTGTAATACTCAAGTGGAATTGTTGCAATAGTGCCTGCGATTAGATCGCGGCATCGCTTGATTGCTGGCACAGTCATGGCATCTTGACGAGCCATTGAGGAGATTGTGTAGTAGTTATTGTATGGGATGAATTGATCACCCAAAATTTGAGGGGCGTATTGCGCTTTTAGCGATGAACGCTCGGTATCATTAGATGTAGCTTCAGCTTTGCGAAATAGACCCATAGACAGAAATTGTAGCACTTGTCAAGTAAATAGACAATGTGATAGGGCGTGTCTAAGTATAAATCTGAGGCTTAGGCTGAGGGATCATTAACTTGGAAACACACATAGCCAATCCGATAGGCGCACTAATGTCGCCTGAAGATTTACGCTTGATAATACGCCAAGCTGAGTCATTAGTTTTGGCAGCTGTATTCTGGAATTGCTCGATCAGCTCTTTCTGCCCATTGTGAACCACTCGCAGGTTAGTTAAACCTTCTAGCAAGTCTCAGACCTTGGTAGATCAAATTGCCAATAGCGCATTGGGTCAGATTTATGAGGAAAAAGATGGAGATGTTTCCTATGCCGATGCAGACCACCGATCTAACACACTTGCAGCAAATGGCTATACTTTCCTCGATGGGGCACTTGCAACACCGACCTCTATCACCTCATCAACTCAAACTGCTCGCGTACCGCTGCCATCCCAAATTACATCAAATCTATCTGCGGTATAACCAACACCACTAAAACTTGTACCGCGTTGCCAGATACCAAAGTCACCATTGATAATTTTATTCTTACCAGCCGCGAAGTTGCCTTGATAGCGCAAGCCTGTCGAAGTGGAAGAATCTGCTACAAGTGTCTCGCCATTGTT